AGTGTGACCAAGACTGAGAAATCAGTTACGGTGACACCATCCAAGAAACGTGGTGGCTCTGTAGAGTGCTGAACCAAGGTGGGGGCTTCGGCTCCCACTTTTTTTAAGGAATAAAAATGGCTGATGCAGTCACGAGTCAAACGCTTATTGATGGTGAGCGTACGGTCATCATGAAATTCACAAACATCAGTGATGGCACTGGTGAGTCTGCGGTTTTAAAGGTAGATGTTTCGGCTCTTGCAAAAAGCGCATCAGGCGCTGTATGCGATAGGGTTACGGTTACCAAAATCCACATTTCTACTCATGGCATGGAAGTCAGAATGCTTTGGGACGCAACGACAGATGTGGTGTTCTTTCTTTCGTCTCCCAATGCTACCCAAACGCTCGACATGACAGGCTTTGGCGGCATCACTAACAATGGTGGTACTGGCGTTACTGGTGACATCGTGTTCACCACGGCTGACGCATCTTCTGGTGACACCTATTGGTGCATCTTAGAGATGGTCAAGGGGTATGCTTGATGTCAAGCAAATCACCTTCCCAACACAAGTCGATGGCGTCAGTTGCACATAATCCTTCGTTTGCCAAGAAGGATAAAGCAGAGCGTCTAAAAATCATCAATGACGTAACAACTAAACCTCAACGAATGGAAATAGTTGATAAAGTTTTTACAACTAAGAAAATGAAAGGCGGCGGCTTGTATGAAAATATCAATGCAAAACGTGAAAGAATCGCTGAAGGATCTGGCGAAAAGATGCGAAGAGTTGGTAGCAAAGGCGCTCCAACGGCTCAAGACTTTAAGCAGTCAGCTAAGACAGCCAAAGTGAAATGACCAAAAAGAAAGTTAGTCTTTCAGTTGGCAGGGGAGAAAAGCTTCCAATCTCTAAGGGTGCTGGCTTGACCGAAAAAGGTCGACAGAAGTACAACCGAGAGACTGGTAGCAATCTGAAGGCTCCTCAGCCACAAGGGGGCGCACGTAAGGATTCATTCTGCGCTCGTATGTCAGGGATGGCAGGCCCACTGAAGGACGAAAAAGGCAAGCCCACTCGTAAAGCGGCGGCGCTTGCACGTTGGAAATGCTGACAAGGAAACACAATGGCGTACTCAGGAACAGTCGGTCAAACAGTCCTCAACGTGCAAACGCTGATCGACCATGGCGCTCGTCGTTGCGGCAAGCTTGCTGAAGAACTGACTTCTGAACAACAGCTATCTGCTCGTGAGAGCCTGTACTTCCTCTTGTCCAACCTTGCCAATCGTGGCATCCAATATTGGGCGATTAGCAAGGAAGTTGTTGGCTTGACTGCTGACAAGTACATCTATACCCTTCCAGATGGCGCTGTAGACGTGCTCAATGCCTTGTACAGACGCATGAATCGTCCTACAGGTAGCTACGGATCAAGTTCTGGTGTGGCGGCTAACGCCTTTGATGGCGACGTAGACACTAAATGTGTGCAGACAGCACCTAATGGAAATATTAGCGTCGATTATGGTGCTGGATCTACAAACTACATAGGTTCAATAGGTATTTTGACTGGTACTTCAGGCAACTTTAATATTGTTTTTGAGTATTCACTCGATGGAAGCACGTGGAGCACCCTTCAAACAACTGGTGTTACCACATGGGTTGACAACGAATGGTATTGGTACGACATTGTGAACGGTCAAACCGTGCAGTATTACCGTATGCGTGAGACTGGCGGCAACACGTTAAGTGTGCGAGAGTTATTTTTTGGCAACAACAGCACTGAAATCCCCATGGCTCGTTTGAATCGTGATGATTACACAAACTTGCCAAACAAAAACTTTACAGCAAACCAACCATTTCAATTTTGGTTTGATAGAACAATTCCAAACCCCTCGCTGTACCTGTGGCCTGTCCCCAGTGACACGTTTGTGCAAATGGTTGTTTGGTACTCACGCCAAGTGATGGATGTCGGAGCTTTAACAGATGAGGTTGAAATACCTCAGCGATGGTATGAGGCAACAGTTTCGATGCTAGCTCATAGGATGAGCTTGGAGTTGCCAAGCATTCCTGTTGATCGTATTGGTTACTTGGAAAAGATGGCAGACAAGTACCTTTACGACGCTGAACAAGAAGAGCGAGACAAGTCGCCAATCTATTACGCCCCCAACATTTCAGTCTACACAAGGTGATAAATGTCTAAATTTCTGGACACGTTGGGAAATTCAGACATTGCAATCGCAATATGCGATAGGTGCAAGATGAAACGTGCGCACTCGGTGATGAGGTCTGACCCAAACTTCTCAGGATTGCAAGTCTGCGACCAAGGTTGTGCTGACGAGAAAGACCCCTATCGTTTACCTGCACGACCAACTGAGCGCATCACCATTCGATTCCCTCGCCCTGATTTGGATATTGCTGTGAAGAACAATCAACTGATAACTGGTGAATATGGTGCATACATCATTTCTACACAAAGTAGCAGTAATAATCCTCAGCAAAATGGCAACTTAGACGAAATCATACCGTAAGAGCCTAAAAAAATGTCACAAGTCCAAACAACGATCACCAATCTGCCTCAGGCGGGGACAATCTTAGGAACCGAGGCAGTTCCTATTGTCCAAAATGGGGTTACTAAACAAACCACCACAGCGGCAATAGCGGCGTCTCCTTCGCAGTTCCAAACCTTTTTGACAATCAATCAGGAAGCTACCCTAGCAAACAGTCGTTTCCTATCTACAGGAACGGGTTTAGGGCTTGTTGATGGCGGTGTGCAGTCCTACTATCGAATCACATTAAACGGCGCTTCAGGAAGTCTTGAGGGCTTGGGTAATGGGTTTGTGGTCAAAGACAGTGGCAACAGCGTTATCAATCGAACGATTCAGGTGTCTGGCAACGGTTTGGCAATCACCAATGGCAGTGGCGTATCAGGCAACCCAATTATTGCTTTAAGCGGTCTCTCAGCCTCGTTGGCAGGGATGTCTGGCTCAGGGTTGGTGGCGGTGTTGAGCGGTACAACGGTGACGCCTAGAACGATCCTTGGAGTTTCAGACCAAACGTCGGTTACAAACGGAAATGCGTTTGCGGGTGACCCAATAATAGGGTTGGCGGATAACGCAATCCTGCCCGGCACAGGGTCTGTGACCCTTCCCCTTGGAACTTCTGGACAACAACCCGCTGGCGCTAATGGTCAGATCCGCTACAACACCACTATCAATAGGTACGAAGGCTTTTTATCAGGCTCTTGGACACCATTTGCCCAAGGCGGCGTGACCACCATCAACACAGGCAATGGTTTGTCGGGGGGGCCGATCACGGCAACGGGAACCATTTCAATTGATACCTCTGTTGTAGCAACGCTGACAGACACACAGACTCTGACAAACAAGTCAATCAGTGGTGGATCAAATACTCTTAGCGCCATACCAAACGCATCGTTGACCAACAGTGCGATTACCATCAATGGATCTCCTGTCAGTTTGGGTGGCTCAATTACAGTGACAGCCACAGCCTCTAGCGCCTTGACCATAGGCACTGGCTTGACGGGTACGAGCTACAACGGCTCCTCCCCTGTCACCATTGCAATTGACTCAACAGTTGTTGCAACTTTGACTGGAACCCAAGCGTTGACCAACAAGTCAATCTCAGGTTCAGCCAACACGCTCACCAACATTGCAAATGCTTCATTGACAAACTCGTCGGTGACTGTTGGTACAACAGCAATTGCTTTGGGCGCATCAAGCCTTACCTTGGGCGGGTTGACTACGGTAACCGTCACTCAAGACCCTGTGTCGGCGTTGGAATTAGCGACCAAACAGTATGTGGATGCAGTAGCGCAAGGGTTAGACCCCAAGGCTTCTTGCGTAGCGGCAACAACGGTGAACATCACGTTGTCTGGTACGCAGACGATTGATGGCGTAGCGTTGATTGCTGGGGATAGGTGTTTGGTTAAAGACCAGACATTGAGCCAAAACAATGGTATTTATTTAGTTGCGGCGGGCGCATGGACTCGTGCAACGGATATGGACAATTGGCTAGAGGTTCCCGGCGCATTTACCTTCATTGAGCAAGGAAC